GAAGCTAAACGTGAAGCTGACTTTGTGGAAAGTATCTTTGATGATATGGATCACAGTCTGGACGATCACATTGCAGAATCTTTATCGTCGTTGTCGTATGGCTTTGCTTGGTTTGAAGTCATATATAAGCGCAGAGTTGGCCCAACTAAAAGATCGCCTAAGAAACATAGCAAGTACACTGATGGACGCTTGGGTGTCCGTAAAATTGCTTGCCGTGCGCCTTGGACAGTCTCTAGGTTTGATGTAGAACCCAAGAGCGGTGACGTACTAGGTATTTATCAGGATGTAGGTTATGGATCAGGAAAACACTATATACCAACTTCTAAGAGCCTTTACTATCGTACTACTGTTCTTAATGGTGATCCTAGTGGCCGCTCTATCCTCCGCAATGCTTATTCCTCGTATGTCTATCTGAACAATTTACAGAGTATAGAGGCTATAGCTGTTGAGCGTGAACTAGCTGGTATCCCGGTTGCTCGTATTCCTTCTGAGTATTTATCGTCAGATGCAAGTGCAGCACAGAGTGGCTTCGTAGGCAACCTACAACAAATACTTCGTGATGTTAAGTTTAATGAACAAGGGTACATAATTACCCCAAGTGATACTTACCCTGATAAGGATGGTTCTCCTACAAACATTAGACTTGTAGATATTGAACTAATGAGTAGCAATGGTAAACGTAACCTAGATATTGACCCCATTGTTAGACGGTATCAACATGACATTGCCCGTAGTGTACTTTCTGAGTTTCTTATGCTCGGTGGGGGTAACAATGGATCATACGCACTCTCCAAGTCTAAGACTGACCTGTTTCTACGTGCCTTAGAAAGCTACATCCAAGCTATTGTCGATGTACTTAATAAGCAGCTAGTGGAACGCCTATGGCAGCTTAACGGGCTTAACTACGACCTCATGCCCTGTATCAAGGCTGGTGATGTTGCCCCTCATGATCTACGTGAGATTGCAGCATTCCTTCGTAACCTTAACGGTGCAGACATTAACGTCAGTGATCACCCAGAGGTTATACAAGACCTTATGGATATAGCTGAACTGAACTATGACCCTGATACAGAGGTCACAACAGAAACTGACCTGTCCGATGAGGCAGAAGAAGATAACAAGGAAAATACATAATGGCTATTACAACAGCACTAAGTAATGCTTTTAAACTAGAGTTGCTTAAAGGTAATCACGACTTTGACAACGATACATTTCGTGTAGCATTAATTAAAGAAAATCCAACTGGCACTTTTGATGCTACAACAGTAGCCTACACAGATTTAGGATCTGATCAAGCGTCAGGAACTGGTTACACCAGTACTTTTGATACTATTTCTACGGGAGCCGAAGCAGGTATTGCTACAGGTTATCCACAAATGGATGGTACAACTGCCGTGATGGACTTTGACGATGCAGTATTCACTAACGTAACCGTCCAAGCTGATGGTTGTATTCTTTATAACCCAAATGCTGATAGTGCAGCTAATGTCATAGCAGTGTTTGATTTTGGTGGTACAGTTAGTGCTACCGCTGGTGACTTTACTATCCAGTTCCCTGCCCCCGGAGCAACCACAAGTATCTTGCGCCTAGCCTAATCTAAGGATACCTGACAATGGTAAAATTCGTTGACAGAGTTAAGATGAACCTGACCACTACAGGTACAGGTACAGTGACATTTGGTTCTGTCGTATCTGGCTTCCAGAGCCTTTCGGATGCCTCTGTTGTCGATGCTGACGTTGTAAGATATACAATAGAAAGCGGAACTAACTATGAGTCAGGTACAGGTACTATAGGGCTAACTGGTAGTACTTATACTATGGCTAGGTCTCCTAGCTCATCTTCTGAAAGTGACAACTCAGCTATTAACTTAGGTTCTGGTGCGGTATGCTTCTTAACCATGTTAGCAGAAGATGTAGTACAAAACTTAGCTGACCTAGATAATGTATCTTCAACTGCACCCGCTGGGGGACAAAACTTATCTTGGGACTCAGGCAGTAGTTCTTGGGTTCCTTCATCCCCCTCTGGTGGCATTACAAGCGTAGGTAACTATGCAGGTCTCCCTGCGTCTCCTAGTGAGACAGACCTAGCTTGGACTCAGGACACCAAGTCCCTATACATATATGATGGTACAGAGTGGGACAGGTTCTACACAGATACAAACGCCACACCTGATTGGACAACAGAACCCCCTACTTCCTTCTCTTTGGAAAAGGACGGGACAGCAACAGTTCAGACGGTTGCTGCATCTGATCCAGAGGGGTTTCCTATTGAATACTCGTATGACACTAACCCATCAAATCAGGCGCAAGCAACTATTAGTCAAAACAATAACGCCTTTACTATAACGCCATCAACAAATACAGCTAATGAGGGCAGTTTTACTTTAAGATATAGGGCATCAGACGGGATACACTCAACTTCTAGGTCTACAGTATATAGTCTTGTTTTCTATACTAACCCCGATATTGCTAATATGACTTTTGACACTAATAAATTTCTTAATAACATCTCTCAAGACACAGATCCTCAAGGTATGTGGATGAACCCCGCAGGGACAAAACTCTTCCTTGTGGGGTTCAGCACCGATAAAGTATATGAGTATAACCTGTCCACCGCAGATGATGTAAGCACAGCATCTTATACTAATGTTTCTCTTTCCATCTCTAGTCAAGAATCATATCCTACTGGACTGTGTTTTAGTCAAGACGGGTATAATATGTATGTAATTGGTCGAGCAACTGACAAAGTGCATCAATATAGTTTGACTACTGCTTATGATTTAAGCACAGCATCTTATGCTAATAAAGAGTTTAGTGTTGCATCGCAAGAAAGCAATCCGGGAGAGGTGCGCTTTAATAACGATGGCACTAGAATGTTTGTTGTAGGTTATAGCAGCGATTACGTTAACCAATACGATTTGAGTACCGCCTATGATGTAAGCACAGCATCTTATAACAATGTTAGATTTTCCGTAAATCCGCAGGAGATTTCTTCGTTTGCCTTGCATTTTAATAACGATGGAACCAAAATGTATGTGGCAGGGTCCAGTAATGATGACGTATTTGAGTACGACCTAACCACTGGGTTTGATGTAAGCACAGCATCCTATAACAATGTTAAATCTCCGGGAGCAAATGTTGGCCCAAATCCTAGGGCGATTTTCGTTAATGGTGACGGAACTAAGTTTTACTCTTTGACGTCATCGTCCAATTCCGCAATAAACCGTTACACTTGTAATTAAATGTTAGGTTTCGCCCCTATAGCATCTTCCACATTAGGTGGATCAGGGTTCGTAAGGGAAGTAGTACCAGCAGGTATTGTTGGTGTCTCATCCTCTGTAACCCTTGGTACGATCTCTATATCCACGGACGCTAAAGTCTCTGACCAAGCCGAGAGAAAGCCTGAGACTGTCTACTTTTATGACCCAGATAATGACGGTATTGGGGTTATTAGGAATAACGAAGGCAACTTTTATATTTGGGATCGTTCCTTTATTTTGGGGATGCGTCCTCAGATTCCCTATAATCAGGAAAACGGAGATAGTAGAACTTCAGGGCCTATCTGGGATGAGTCTGTAGCTGGCGATAAAGCACTATCTTTACAAACTAAGTTTACCGCAGAATTAACCTCTGACCCAGTAGTATCTCAGTCCTCTTGGGTTCCTCTAGTTAACGGTGATTACACTTACCCAGCTACTTATGAAAGTTCACTTGGTTACGATGCTGTAGCTAAACCTGTCACTGTAAACCTTAATCATCTACCCTCCGAGACTATAGTTAGTAATGCTGCAACTATTAGCACTATTGATGACCCCCTATTAGCTACCCTTACTTTTCCTGCTTCTGATCCAACCCTCTTTAGTGTTGTTGTTGGTCAAGTAAGATCAATAAACACTTACGACCCAACTGATACTGACACGTACTTTGATAGTCTTATTACAGGCCAAGTTGGTGAGATACAGTGGCCTAACGAAAATAAACACTACCTACTACAGAAATACGATTCGGACAAAGGGTTCCTTATTGGTACTGTCCAACGTAACTCTTTTAGTACTGATAAGACAACTGACGTACGTGGGGCGGCTTGGATTTCCTACGGGTTCCGTTTGCAGCCCCAGATTACCGCTTCTAATTTCCCTGATGGCACCCCTGTTTCGCAAGAACATACGCTTTTAGTCACCTCCTCACTAGGCACAATCCAAGCTAATATAAGCAAGGAATTGTCTGGGGTTGAAGGTACTCTTAATTCTAATTTAGGTATAACTCCCTCCATAACATCTTTTGTAGATGGTTTTGATATTGGTACTGTAGGACTACCTGACCCTCAGTGGTACTTGAGTACGTCTAG